TATCTGTTAATGTAGTTAAATATGTTAATACATTACCATCTATTGTCGTACGACTACCGCCGGCGCCGTTAACAATTACAGTGCCGCCACCTACAATAGTTTGTGATGAATTTAATAATTGAGTAGGAATTTTTGTTGTTTCAAATATATTACTATCAATATCAACAACTGTTTGAAATACTAATTTTTTTACTGAATACATTTTTTTCAGCGTAGATATTTTAGTTTCGTGTTCTGATAACAATGTTCCATGTACTGTTAATGGTATTGTGGCTCTAACTAATCGATCTTCTCCTACCGTATTAACCGTTTCGAAACTTACATTTCCAATTATAGTTTCATACCGATTTTGTTCATTTCCCCAAGCAAATCTACCATATGGTAATATTTGATCTACCAATTCATTCATTTGTGTAGTAAAATCACACCAGAGCATCAAGTCATATTCAATAGTAACATATTTGGGAACGTCTACTACATATACTTTTTGTGATTTCTGTTTAGGATTTGTTGGTATAGGAAATAGTTCATCTTCATATCTATTTCTACTATTATATTTAGATCGATAAATTAAACGATTATCAGTTAACTTTCTATTAACATCTAAACCTTTTCTGTTGTCACGTTCTGACATTGAATTTCGTTTAAGCATTAATAAAGGAGATTGTAACATTCCTTTTTCGTCTCGTATATATCCTAGTCTACGAACATTATCCCACTTTTCACCATTAGCAAAAATAGTAGGAACTGATATTAAATTTTTATTTGCTGTAATTTGAGGTTCAATTTCATTTTCAATATACCATTTTACAGCATAATCAATATCATATATAGTACGAGAAGCACTTCGAATTACATCATCATCACGACGTGTCTGTTCCGATCTATTTAAGATTGGATCAGCTCCTAATCCATCTGTTCTATCTGGATTTGGTTTATTTGTTTTTCGATCGATATTTTTTCTATTATACTTTGGCATTAATCTCCTTTATATGCAGGTGAATTATTATTACCACCAAAACGCATATCTAAAATACCTTGCGGCGTTTGTCTAGTTGCATGTGCATCAACAACTACTGACACACTATATCCATGATCTGTTCCATTAGGCCATGTTTCAGGATTTTTACCTACAAAATATTGATTAGAATCTACGTTGTCTAATTCAAAATATTCATTATCCCAAAAAACAATATCACCCACTTCTGGATAAAAGTCTGCTTTTACTAGAATGTCTCGAGCGATAGCAAATTTAGAAGTACGAGTATATGTATGTCCATAATCATCCATACTAGAATTTTTATCGTCTTTAGTAATTAGACATGGAATCAATATAGAGTCATAATATGATTTAGATTCAGACTCACCGTATAAATTCGAATTCGATGACTCAACAACAAGTTTATAAAATTCAATTTCTGTATCAATGACAGCGTTTATTAGTTCTGAATTAATTGAAGCTAAAAATTTAGCATCCCTCTGACCTCCAAACAATGCCATAATCTACCTCCTATCCTACATATATTTTTAATGGAACTTTTCCTAATATTTCCATTTGTTGTGTTGCTTCTGTGTTTTGCCTTGTTAACATCTGTTCTTTAGTTAACTTGTCTAAAAATTCTCTAAGTTGTGTTATCAATGCTTCTTTTTCAGACTGTCCTTGTGTCACTAAATCACTACCATTTAAGGTTACTTCTCCATTTGGTATTGGAACTGACGAATATTTATTACGTACATATCCCAATGTCTCTTTCACAATGGCAGATGCATATCTATATATCCAACTACGGCCCATATCATTAATGTTAGCGTATTTTTGATATGAATATGGTATATTAGATGCGTCTGACACTACCCCGTTTAGAAGTGCGCTATTCCCAAATAACACACCGCTGTTAGTTTTATCTTTTTCATATATAAATTCAAACCAAACCTTATCATAAAATGGAGTAGATATTGTTCCCTGAGTACCAGGTACTGGATATAATTTAATGTCATCTCCATGAATCTCAAAAGAAAATGCTGATTTACGTATACGATCATTAAACTCAATACCCTGTATACGGAACAAATCCATATGTAATGGCATCATCATAAAGTTTACACTAGGAGAAAATCCACCAAAGTCAAATGCATCCATCATGTTTTGTGAACCCATACCTGTTCCTACAAATGGATCAAAGTATCTAACAATTGCGGGAGGTGGCGCATGAAGTACTCTACGTATCTCAACGCCGTTATTATCTGTTATATCTACTCCTAATGACGCAGATACAGCATCTCTAATACTATATGTTTGTTTGCCGTCTACAACATCAATTGATGCACTATACCAACGCAGATCACCACCTGAATCTGCTTCTGTACCATATGCTTTTGATAGTCTGGTTATGTAGCTTAAATTGCCCCCTACTAATGCTCCGGTAAATCCGTCATTAGTTAAAAAATCAGATCCGGTTTCAACACCTAATGTATTTATTAAATTATTAACAATATTAATTTGATTTACTTGATTAGAATATTCAATAACAGCAGATTCAAAAGCTGTATAAAAATTTATATCTATTAATTCAACATCCATAATTGGATACCCAACGTTATTTGCAGCAAATTGTGCAAAACTGTCAGCTTCTGATTGGAATGATGTATCAGTATCAAAGAAACCAAATGGAGTTTTTCCGGGGCTAAATGAAGAGCTTCCGGGCCATATTGGTTTATTTTCTGAGTAGTCCATTAATATCCTTTATAATAAATATCAATACTTTTCATTTAGAAGGTTCAAAATCTCTTCTAAAGATTCATGTCGATGATTATCTGTTAAAATAGTTTCATTTACGTAGCGTGATTCTTTGATTTTTGGAACATCATGGATTGCCGAATCATTTTTAAATTTTAAATCAATTTGATACCGATCTCCACATAATATCATAGTAGACCCCTTCCCTAATCTACTCAATACCATTTGTAATTGTTGTTTAGTTAAGTTCTGAAACTCATCTACAATACATATGGAATTATCAAAAGTACGTCCTCTAAAGTGTGCTAAAGAAACCAATTCGATATTTTCTTCTTTTTCCATTTTTTCTAATAGATCTGGTTTATTATATACCTTTCGCATATTACTTCTGATTGGAACTAACCATTCGCTCATTTTTTCTTCTAATGAACCTGGTAAAAATCCATTGTCTTCTGTTGATACTGTTGGTCGAGTAATTATAATCTTATCTATTTCACGTTTAAAATATTTGTCTAACGCTACTTGTACTGCTAATAATGTTTTACCACTACCAGCTTTACCTAATATAAAATTAAAAGGCGTTGCTAATATTTCAGCTTTTGCTTGTTTTTGTTCTGCTGATAATGATATAGAAAATTTAATACTATTTTTTGGAGGGGTTTTGACCCGATTTGGTGTTGGCATTTTTATAACCTTTATTAACTTAATTTTGTGAGTGTTGATTGTCTGTAAGATAGATCTGTTAATGTTTCTATCTTGCCTAAACAAATTTGTCGAATTGCGTCAAATGTTTGTTTTGGTGGATACGGACTTAGAATTTTAATTTTAATTAATTCTTTTTTTGGCCCTAAGTCTTTTTCTATATGTACCATTAAAACTAAACGTATAGCTCGTATACGGTCTAATACATCTACTAGCCTACCTTCATATCGAATATCGGCAAACATTTCGTATTTTATTCTTGGAACTGCCATATTATTTCTTTTTTATATAAATATCAAAAACAGTAAAAAAGGGGATGACCGAAGCCACCCCCTTTAAACTCAATTATTAATTCTTTAAATCAAAAAGTGTTTAACTATTTAAATACTAAAGAGTCTCTAATCCTTTGACATATACTTTTCCGTAGAATTCTGGACGAACTACTTTCTTCGCGTAACGTGTCATAACACCTTTACGTGGAGTGAAGTTTACCGGATCGTATACCAATGGAGTCATGATAAGAGGTACATATGGAGAGAAAACTGCTCCAGTCTCAAGGAATTGTGCTCCTCTGAATCCCATTAGGATTACATTCTCTTTCATGTATGGGTTTTTGTAAACTGTGTAACGATTATTGATTGCACCAATCTTTTGTACACCAGCTGCAAATTCCATTTTATTTCCATCTGTGTCTGCAGCAAATCCAGGAATAGATTCTAGGATAGTTGCCACTGCTGGAGATGTTACTAAGAAGTTAGCACCACCACGCAATGTTTTTTGATGAATTTTATTTGAAACTTTTTGCAGTTTAGTACCAAGAGTTTGGAACCATCCGCCTTGAGTGTTATAGAACCCACCAGCGCCAACTGCAGCTGCAGCGTCGAATGATGTACCGTTCCAGAACTCATTGTTTACTGCTGACCAATACTCAGTAGTTGGAGCAGAAGAAATCAACATATCAAGAATCTCTAAATCAATTTCCATTGATACATACTCAGACAACATTGAAGTCAATTCTGCTTCAGCATCGATTGAGTGGTAAGCGTTAAGATCTTGAGCAAACTCAGGAGTCCAAACAGCTTTTAGTTTTCTTGTCTTAGCAACGATTGGCTCAGACTGAAGTTCCAAATTAACTTCTGGAATATCAATATCAGTACCATCATTAATACCAGATGTTCCTGATCCTTTAAATGGATCTTTATCTTCAAAGTCACCTCTAGTTGTATCCGTTGGTGCTTTGCTATAATTGATATTTAATTCATTTCCAGTAATTGCATTTTGGATAAGATCTGCTTGTGATGCAGTTACAACAAATGATGCAGTAAAGTTAGCGTCAATCGTTGAAAATGCTTGTACAGGAATAATTTCTGTAGATCCAGAAATCAATGTAAATGCTCTAACAGCTAATGGATCAGCATCTGTTGGTACTGGTACTGTTAAATTAAAATACTGTCCTGAATTTGCAGTGTAAAGTGAATCGAAGTTTAATGATGCACTTGTTGCTGCTGCAGCAGAAGCTCCGCCACCTGCATTTGAACCAGTAGATGCACCAGCTGAAACTGTTGCTTTAACGCCTGTTACGCTAGGGATTGAATATCCAAAACGACCAGCACCGTAAAGACCACCTGATGGGTCACCTGTTGTATTAGTTACACCAAACATTGAATCGTCAGCTTCTGGAGAACCGAATGGGTGTCCATCACCTTCTGCGTTATCATCGTCAAATCCTGGTTGAGCTGTACCATATTTAAAGTCTAAGTAAAATACTAGACCTGATGGCAAGTTCATTGGTTGTACAGATACAAATTCTTTAGCTGCAAATTCAGCAAAGATTCTTCGTACCAATGGAAGAGCAACTCCTGCCCATTCCTCAGAACCTGCTGCTGTACCTGTAGCAGATGATTCTTTTACTAATTGTCTTGCTTGGTTTTCAAGCAATGTAGCCATTCCGGCTTTTTCTGTCTCGTTTGAGAGACCTTCTAAAAGACCTGTTTTTTCCCATTTAGAAACGTGTGCTTTCACAGCTGTTCTTTGAGAAGCGTCTGGACTTTGTAATAATGAATTAAGACTCATTTTTCTTTTCCTTTTTCTTTTTTTTAAAATTAAATTACTTTAAACCCGCTAGTTTCTTCCAACGGTTGGCTTGTTCGAAGCCTTCAGTTAATACCTGAGTTGTTTGTTTGCTTGGAGCAGTAGTAGCTACTGGACGAGATGCCATTGATTTTGATTCTTTAACAATTTTCTTTCCTGCTTTACGCGTTTGGAATGATTCTGCTAAAGTACTAAATACTAGTTTTGCTTCTCTTGTATTAGCTGCTCTGTCAAAGTTTTCAATCACTTTCATTTTTTGTGATTCGCTCAACTCAAAATTTCGGAACAATTTGTTTGTGTAAAGAAGTTTTGCATTTAAAAGATTAACTTCATTAATAACTGATTTAAGATGCGATACTGTTTTATAAGCTTCTTCAAGCTCTTCTTTCATTTCTTCATCTTTTGCCTCATCTTTAGCATGAGCCATCTCACCAATTACTTCTTCTTCTTCTTCTTCTTCTTCTTCTGCTAAGATTGCCTCAATGAGTTCTTCAATTGAATTATTAGATTCATACATACCTTCTTCAACGTCTTCTTCTTCATACATACCTTCGTACATACCTTCTTCAACGTCTTTTTCGTCGATACCTGCAGCAGCTGCATCTGAATCTAAATCTTCTTCAAGCTCTCTAATGATTTCTTCAAGATCCATGTCGTCATCATTCATGTCGTCAGCCATGTCGTCAGTCATTTCCATTTCTGGTGACACGTCGTTTGTTTCAGCTGGAAGCATATCATCCATGTCTTCTTCATCATCCATACCAATTTCACCCTCTAGATCATAATCACCGTCATTGTCTAAATCGACAGCAACACCAACCATATCTGGAGTTTCGTCAGCCATGTCTGAATCCATATCCATGTCATCCATGTCATCCATACCCATTTCTACCTCTTCACCATCTACCATGTCTTCATCTTCTAATTCATTCATTAGTTCGTTTTCGAGCATGCTTTTGATTCTAGGTTGAAAAGCTTCTTGAAGAGCAATCTTTGCATTAGCTAATGCAGTTTCTTTAACCGCTTTTGCGTCAGCAATTGCTTCTTTTAGCAAATCTGATTTTGCCATTTGTTTTCTCCTTAAATTTGTTTTTTGGAAATAAGATTATTTGAAATCTTAATAGAATTTGTTTTTTATAGACACTATATAGAGATAGCGTATTTCCTTAATAAATATAAGGCTACTTAAAAAACAGTAAAAAAGTCCTAACATTTCTGCTAGGACCTTATAATATATAATATAATATGCTTAATCGTCTCGATGCATATCTTTAATTTTTTGTATATACTTTGCTTTAATCATTTTTGCTCGGTGTTTTACACTAGGCTTTAAAAACGTACGATTTTCTTTAATATGTTCTAATATTCCAGAATTCTTTATTTTGCGTTTAAAATTCTTTAAAGCAAATGCAAGATCTCTATCGTCTTTACCTGTTACGGAAACAGCATTTGCATTTCCTGGTACTATGCTTTTGTGGTACTTTTGGTTTCTACTCATATAACTTGTTTTAAAATTTTCTTTGTTTCATTTTTTTAGACTCTTTACTCTTAGGTGCTTTAAAAGCAAACTTTAAAAGTTCTGGTAATTGAGCAAAGTAGCCTTGAATCTTTTGTGATTCTGTTCCTGGATCTTCTCCTAATCTAAAATAAAAATATCCCGTACGGCCTGACTTTGACTTTTCATGTGATATAATAGTAAAGCCTTTTTTAGTAGTCCAACGTTGAATATCCTTTGCAACTGCGTTAGCTTCTTGTGGGTCTCTTAATTGATATATAACATGTCCATTGTAATCAGATAAGTTATTAACTAGTTGAGCTTCTTCTAATTCTGATTCAGCTAATCCGGCATCTTTCATTGCGTCGCCTAAATCTTCAATTGCATTAGTTGCATCTTCGATTTCTTTTGGATTTGGTATCTTTGAATTAGTTTGTTCTTTTAAACCAAAAAACTCTTTATACATGTTTTTAAACTTACTCATTATCATTCTCTTATATTATATAAATAATTAGTTAAATCTCCAAATTATCCTACTTCAAAATATTTTTGAATACCTTGAGCTATATCTTCAAATGCAGCTTCCATTCTACGTTCTTGAATCATTACTTCATTTGCAGATGATTGAAATGCCTTAAGTGCTCCAGATACTTCTTTCATGTGTCTACTAGCAGATACTTTGTCAACTAAATCTTCTTTTTCAGTAACAAGTTGTGAAGCAGTTTCAACTATACTAGAGATACGTTCTACAATCTCTTTTAATTTACCATTACTATATACAGACTCACCCATCTGCGAAAATGTTTTTACTGCTTCTGCAAATTGCTGTTTTTGTTCATTAGTTAATGGTGCAGGTCCTTCACTAAACACTGTTTGTTTGTCTTCATTTAATAGATCACGCAACGCTGTTAAATTTTTATTTTCAAATTTCATTTTATATCCTACATTTACCATCTTCACATAATATTGATGTGATTATGTCATTAACCGTTTTATATTTATTAGTTATACCTTTCTCAACTGATTCTTTCATTACTCCCATAAATGCTCCATGGGTAGATGGATTTGAGACAAAGTCCCAACAAATCAATTCAAAGTCATCCTGCACTTCTACTACGCCTTCATTTCTAAGTTCTTTTACACTACCCAATCCTCTACTAGAAATACCTAATGTGATGCCTTCTTTAAATAATGACTTTAATATTTTACCAGATGGAGTATCTAATACTTGAACGGTTCCTTTTAGATCATCGCCATCCCACCATATTTTTAAAACATTATGAGATACATTATTTAAATTCACAACGCTAGATTCTGGATGATCTAGTTCACCTAATGCTCTATTCTGATCTATATACTCACGTTGATATCGTTGACATTCACGCATTAAAATATTTTTAGGATATACTCTGCCGTTTTGATTTTTAGCACCAGCTCTCTGTAAAACGCCTTGCACTACGAATCCTCCTGGTATGCCGTATTTTGCTCCGTTTGATTCATTAAGTGAACCAACTGGTTTAAATTGCATGAAGTCTTCTAATATTAATTTTGACATTTTATTCTCCTAATGATCTAACTCGCTCTGATATTTTAATTAATCGCTCTGATATTTTTCCTAATGCCTTGCTAGTACTAGGACCAAATCCAGAATGTGATATTCCTGATTCTGTTTTTAATCGACTAGTATATTTAATAGTTTCTTCAATTTCTTTCAATTGTTTAGCTACATTTTTAATAGATGCATTTACTTTTTTAGCAGGACTCATTTTAGGATCACTCAATGCAAATGTTTTATAGCCTTCGATAAGACGCTCATATTTATTATCCATTGCTTCCTGGACTCTTTTATATCCTAATGCTTCAACAGTGTCATCATCAGCTTTACCAAATGCTTTAGGCGTCATATATGCCCCAGCTCCTGCAGATGTAGAAATTTCTTCTAACTCATCTTCATCTTTATCGCTTAATGCTTTCTTCATTGACTCTTCAGTATCGCCATCATTGTCAAAATCTAAATAATCAGGCTTAGCAGCTTCATTTTTTTCTTTTGCTGCTTTTTTCATTGACTCTTCAGTATCACCGTCGTTATCTAAATCTAAAAAATCTGGTTTTGCTTTTTTTTCATCGAGTGACTGAAAGCTTTCTTCTATTTGTTTTAAAAATGATTTCATTATTGTATCCTATTTAATTCGTCAATTAAGTCCATATAACGCATTAATGATACGATATGGGACTCATTTAAACGTTTCATAGTTTCAACATTACAAAGCATCTCTGAGAGTCGTGTGACCTTAATTTGTGTTACTTTGTCTGTTATGTGTTTAGAATGTTCTGCTAATTTATTTTTTAATGATGGTATTATATCGGATATATATTCTTTTAATGCTTCGGTATCATTAACATTAGTAATATATTTATTTAACAATTGTTTCTGAGATTCTGACAATCCTGAATATTTTTCGTTAAATTTATCAATCATTAACTTATATGTTAATAGACGTGTATCTTTTTCTTGTTTAGAGAATTCTTCAATAACAATATCTTTTTGTGTTTCTGATTTTCGTTCTATTAATGTGTGCTCTAATACAGCATTTTTACATTCCATTAATTTTTTAGGATTATCAGAATCTTTATATTCAAACAACATGTATATTGATGCTAATGCTTTGTAATTATTAATATGTATTTTAGAAACACGCTCAAATATAAAATTTTCAGATATTTCTTTAACTAGATTATATCGTTGTCTTTTTAATGTGCTCTGGTTGAGTCGGCTATATGATTCTCTAATAGTTCGCATAAATTCTAATGCTCTTGCTTCAGATTTATGTTGTTCTTTAATTAGTGAATTATATAAATTAAGTTCTTTTGATAGTTCTGTATTTTTACCGAAATATTTTTTAATAATATCAATTGTTACTGTTTTATCAGATGACATTGTTTCTGATGTAAGTTTCCTTACAAGCATCTCAAATAAGATACCGGTGTTTTTATATTTCGAATGTTTCAATTTTTTCATACTGGTGCCAGTAGTTTTATTTATTAATAAATATGGACAAATTTATAAAATATTGTTTTCATCTAACATTGTTCCTGAATCTGTGTCTTTTGTTTCAGGATTTATTGTTTCTGCTATGATTTTTTGTCTTTTTTGATTCTTAAAATAATTTAAAACATTTTTCTGTTCAGATGTCATTGATAATTTTCTTTGACGTACATCTGGCTGAAATGCATTTGTTTGATTTTTTATATTAAATGCTTGATCTAAAGTTTTCTTACCAGTTGGATCCCATCCAAATTCATTAGCGTGCTGTCCGGATTTGATTCCCTCTTTAGGTCGACCACCTTTATCTTTTTCCTCAACATCGTCAGAGCTCATATGCATTGATGCTAAGTCGTGTGGTGTTCCGTATGATGCACCTGTTATAGTTGGATCATTGCCTTCTTGTTCAATTTGATTTTGACGGAAACGTAATTTTAAATCTTCAATAACATTGGTTCTTTCTTGTAACCATTGTTCTTCGGACATATTAAATATGTATTCATATATGTATTTATCTGATACTAATTTACTGTCTTTCATTGTATTAGCAAGTTGTATCTTTTCATTCATTAATGCAACTTTTTGCTGATCATATATAATAGATGGAGATGTTAATGCTAAGTCAAAATTAATTAAGTCTTCACCTTCATATCCTTGTGATGCTAAATGTACGATTGCAATTTTATAAAGTTCAGATGTTATAATTTTTTGAATTCGTTCAATTGTTCTAGCAAAACGAATATCCATAGAAGCCAATGATGTTTTTCCTTCAACCCCTTCACTGTAACCTAAGAATGGTTTAGGTATTTTTAAAGCAGCCATCATTTTATTTTTTACATATTCGATATCTTCAGTACCAGTCCAAGTCATACCTGGTAATGTATCTATTTGTGTTGACGACTGTCCTCCACGAACTGGCAAAAAGTAATCTTCAAGCATATTATTAAGATTAAACTTAAGATTATAGTTTCCGGTATTTTGATCTACGTGTGGTATTTTTTTCATCTTATCGATGATTTGTTGCATGAATGTGTCTACTTCATTTGGGGGAATATTTCCAATATCGACTTTAAAAATACGTTTTTCTGGAGCTCGCATTATTCTGTGAATAAGCATTGCATCTTCTAACATTGTTAGTTTTTGGAATTCTTGCCTTGCTCCTTCTAACATTGAACGACCATATGGTAAGAAGTTTGAATCAGATAATAATCTAAAGTGAGCGATCTCAAAGTTATCATACCACTCTTCGTGAGTTGATAAGTGTTTAAATTTTATTTCATATTCACCGGTATCACTATTATATTCTTCATATCGTTCGATCTCATAACTAGAAAGTGGTCTAGCATTAATTACTCCTAACTCGTCAGCAATATCTAATTTTAAAAAGAAATCTCCATATTTTGTCACGTTACGAATCCATGACCACATATTGAAATCAATATTCAATATATCATAGAATAGATTGTAAAGTATTTTTTGTATTTTACTATCATTGGTTTTAATAGTTAATATATCACCAAATTGATCTTCCAATGTAGACTCATCTGAGTATATGTCTAATGCCGAATGTATAATTGGATCTTTATCCATCATTTCGTAATCAGTATATAACTGCATACGATTTTGATGCATATAATAATTAGAATCATATCCGCCATTCATTCCGCCAATCTTATGTCGATTAGCACCATGCAATCTTGTATATCTATCAGAAATTTTACTCTTTGCTAAATTTCCGTCTGATTGTAATCTATTAGTATCAAGTACACGTAGTTTGTTGTTTCCAACATTCTTTACAATTATATTTGTACTGAATAGATTTCTTAACCGTTTTCTTAAAGAAGCCATATGGTATTTTCTTTTATTATAAATATAAGTACTTTAAGATCCAAGCATTTTTTACAATAACCATGTTAATCCTTCGTCAGATTGACCATTATTCCAATCCCAACCAGAGTCTCTAGGTTTATTTTTACCTGTATAAATAACACTATCTGTTTTTTGAAATTGAGATAATGCTCGTTTGTTTAGATCAATTCCTTGTTGTCGTAATTTTAATGATGTGTCACGCAACCATAACCCAATACAAAATGCCATAGTTAAATCGTCATTATAACCACTTTGTGCTTGAGCTTTGCCATTTAACCAATGAAAGACAAATAGTTCTTGTATGAGTCGTTTACTTCGTATTATTGGAGTTTTTTCACGCATATACATTTCTAATGCTGATATCATTAATGGTCGTGTTCTGCTAGTAGTAGATACACCAGGTACCATTTTTGATTTGTCTTTCATATCATATCCTTTTTGTAATTGGACATCTACATCGACATAACCATCATCTTTATATGTGTAAAATAAATTTTCATAATTTCTATCTAGTGCTGGTTGAATTGCAGCCCATCCTATATTAGCATTTTCAATTGCTAGTAATGCGTTATTCCATTCAGTAGCAACTGTAACTAACATGTTTCCAAAATCTTTTGGTGGTAACTTACCTTTATATTCAGCTACTTGTGTTATTGTTTCTACTTCAATTACATGAAACGTGGACCAGTCGGCACTATCGCCTCGGGCAACATCTGCGATTACCATGTAATTTTTTGAGTAATCAGGATATTCCCAAACCCAATAACCATGATCGTGTCCTCGTTTTTCTATAGGATCAGTACATGTAGCCTCATATTCTGCTAATATATTACCATCAATTACAGTGTGACCTGAACTAACAAAATCACAATCACATTCCTGAGCTGCTCCACGTTCTCCTAATAATTGTGTTTGTCTATCTCTCCATTCTTGATTTCGATCTGGATGCACCGTCCAATGTAACTTTATATTGTTCCATTCTGTTTGTGGATTTGTTTCTCCATCAACCCATGTTTTATGAAACCAGTTACCTATACCATTAGGAGTAGATAATACAATAGCCCCACCACCAGTTGATAGTGTTGCTTGAGATGCTATCCATATTTCTTCGATATTTCGGATAAACGCAGCTTCATCTATTATTAATAGTGATAATGCTTCTGAACGTGCACCTGTTGTCGCAGAAGAAACTGCTTTTATTTGTGATCCGTTTTTAAATTTTAACGATAATTTATTATCAGCTTCAATTGTTCCTTTTAACCAACTAGGTAAGTTGTCATGCATTACCCTAACTTTGGTTACAAGATTTTTTGCTACTTCTTGTGTAGTTGCAATAACTAACACGTTAAAGTCTTCTTGAAATAACATGCTCCATAGTGCAAATCCAGCAGATAGAGTTGATATACCTAACTGCCTAGATTTTAAAATAACACTATATCTATTGTCTTGTAAATTGGTTAATGAATCTTCCTGAAATGGATATAAATTAAATTTAATTTTTCCTTTTTTAGGATGTTGTATATAACAATATTGCCGCATAAAAAATACTGGATCAGCAGCACACATTTGATATTGTTGCTGTATTATTTGTTTTATGCTGGGCTGTGACATTATTGAATTACTCCTACAATAAATTTGCCAGTTAGTATTGTTGTAAGAATACCGGCGCCGAACCAAACAACTTTATTATTATACCATTTAGGTTGTAATTTTTTTTGTTGTTCGATATATAAATTTATGTTAGTTTCTAATAAATCAATTTGTTGCTGTTTATATACTAATTGCAATGAATCTAATTTAATTAGTTCATCTTGTTTATCAATAACATCTGTTTGTTGATTTATTAATTGATTATTAACTGAATCTTTATAATATAAATCATCTAAAGTTTCTGATATATCATGTATTTGTTGTTCTGTAAAACAAGTATCGACTACTGTTTGACCGAATCCAATTATTGGAAATAATAATACAAGTATTAATTGTTTCATCGTTTTCTCTTAGTTTTCGAAACAATATTATGTTTTGCTTGTGATGTAGTTTTCTTTGGACGACCGGGCATACGTTTTGCTGTTTTAGTAGCTTTTGTTTTTTTAACAGTTTCTTTTAATTCTGTTAATTCTTTTTTTACTTGTCGTTTTTGTGTTTTAACTTGATCTTCTTTTCCTTTAACACGTTCAATTTTTTTTGTGTTATCATCAATCTTTTCTTGTATTTTTTCTACTGTTTTTCGATTACGTAATTTTCCAATTGCTGCAATTAGAGCTAATAATCCTATAATTCCACCAATGATCCATTTACCATATGATTTAATAGTGTTCCAAATTTTCATTTTGTTTCTCCTGTAACTGTTTTATTTAATTTATTTAAAAAGTCTATTTTATATGACTCAAATCCTTTTGTGATTTTTTCTTCAAATTCTTCTGGTGTCATTTTTGCGGCCCATGTTTCAGTTTCGCCTTCACCGTTAATAACTAATTGAGATGCTTTAGTATATGTTTCTCGTAACATATCAACATCTTGCTCTGCTTTCTTTAACCATGCTAATGCATTGGCTTCTATTTTTTTATTAGCATAGTCCTCAAATTCATCAGTTTTTTTGAGTTCATGTTCCATATCAATAACACAGTCAAAACACATTCCATGAATTGCTCTCATTTTTTGATTAAGATAGTAGTTAGTATCACAAGTACATGTCTCTTTTGGACATTTAGCATATGATCTTAGTTCTTCCCGAACTTCACTAAGTACTTCTGAATTTTTTGGTTTTCTTGTTCTAAATCCATCAAATTGTTCTACTATGGTAATATTACCATTAACATCAACATCTTCCCAGATATCTCCAATTTCATGATGTTCATTTTTCTTTTTTGTTGCATCAACATCACTAAATCCAACAGTCTTTTTTGTTTGAAATTTGTGAGTACCGTCAATCATTTGTTGAACGGCTTTGATGTTTTGTAACTTGTTTGTTTTTGCCATAACCTTTTTATGTTTAATTTTCAGTATAATCGTCTGATGGAGATGGAGATGGTAATTTAATATCTGCATTTCTCATTGCTGTTGCGATTGCTTTTTTAAATTCTTTAGACTTTTTTGCAGTCATGCCTTTCATTAAATCTTTAATTGGCTGCACAACTTCTGGTGCAACTTCCAATGGAGTAGCATTTGCTAATTTTGATTTTATATCGGCTACAAATGAATCAACTGATGCTTTCATTTTATTAACCGTGTCAGTAGATGATGTATCAGATGTGGTGTCGGCAGTATCAGTTGATGTTGGGGTTGGTGTTGGACTAGGTGAACTAGAACCTCCGCCCCCTGAAAAAGATGTTGGTGCTGGTGACGATGTATCGGAGTCGACTGCTGCTTCAGCATCTGCGTCTACTTCTACGTCTGCTTCTGGTACATCTACGTCAGGAGCATCTACGTCAGGTGCATCTGTGTCTGGAGTATCAACGTCTACATCTGCAGGTTCTGGTGTATCTACTACGTCTGTTGCATCTTCTTGTTCGAATACATAACTTTCTCTTAATATTTTAGCAATTTTATTTCTAACATATTTTCTAATTACTTGCTCTTTTTGCTCTTCAGATAATTTTGATATTGACTCTTTAAGAGTTTCTTCATTTTCTGGTTTCACTAATGAGTTAGTAATAGCTACATGATCAATTCGTTCTAATTTTTTAATATATTCTTCAGTTCCTGCTAATTGCATTTTTTCAAATACTTTTCGAGCATGTTCTGGAGAATATTCTCCTTCTTCAACTTTTTTATAAATGTGGTCTACAATTTTAGGAACCATATTTTCAACGTCATCTAGAACATCAGTAGCATATTTTCTTACTACTAATGGCTGTACTCCTTTTGACAAGTTAGGAACCATACCATGAGCTTCCTCACCGGTATAATCTTTAATATCTTTACGAGTATTTGGTTTTGTTGATTTTTCTAAATCTTTTGGTGATTTATACTTTGTTTTATGTTTTTCTGCCATTGTGTTATCCGTTTATTTAATATAAATATTACCTTGCGTATTTTAACACTCCTAGTATTTGATTGACTGGAGCAAATGAGCCTGTTAGTTTATACGTATTACCTCCGTATGTGAATACTATGCCTTCAATTGGAACTATAGTATCAAAGCCTCCGATTTGTTCTATTTTCTTAAGCTCAGTTTCTAATTTGTTAATAGTTTCAATATTGTCTGATGTTTGTAATTGTTTAGTTAAGTTTGCTATACTTCGTTTTATATCCTGAACTGCTGCATTTGGATTTGCTGCAAGATAGTTTTTAATGTTTTTTAATACAACAGCTCCAAGTCTTAAGAATATAGATTCAAATGGTTGTATATTTTGTTTACGATATAATTTAAAATCTTTTTTATCAAATGCAGAAACCCACTCAGCAAATTGATCGTTGTCAATCAATTTTTTAATTTTAGTAATACTAGTAGATTTATCTCCAAATGCCCATCGGTATGTTAATAACTCTATTATTTCATCGTTTATATCATATCCTAGTTGATCTGCCTTTTCTTGTATTATATTTTTCCACCATGCTTTATGATATTCAGAAACGGTATCTGTTTCTTTTAGTCCGAATTGATTTTTTAAACTATCAATTTCAGCAAAGAATGCATTTTGTTTATCTTCAAAATCTTCAATTTGTCCTAGCTTCATTTTATTAGGAGGTATAAATGAAAATGTCTTTTGTAAATGTGCATTTGCATCTTGAATTACTTTTTGTAATGTAGTACCACCTGCTAAGTCTGTCTGCACTACTTTTCCTGATTCATCATATTCTACCAAATTATGAAATTGTAATACTGCCGTTTCATACGCAATAATATTTTTAGTAGATGGGTAAATAATTTCCATGTTAGCAAAAACACGTCCGTTTTTAAATATAGACTGTAATGTGCGTGGTGATAATTTACTTAAAGCACTTGTTAAGTCTGCAGCTGTTTCGGTATATGCTTCTACTACTGATTTATATCCTTCTGCGGCATCTGTACCACTTTCATCAACTATTTTCTGATATTTTTCTTCGAAGCTAGCAATAATTTCTGATGTTGTCATTGGATTTCTAACTGTTTTCACCCCACGAGCAAATCCAGGTTCTCCATTTTTCCATGTTACTTGAATATTCTGACCATCAGTCTTTTCTGTTACTTCTTGTTCTATGTCTAAACGTCCCTCTAATGCTCTAGAAACAATTTCTTTCATATCATTGAAAGTTAAACCATAAGCATCATATGGATGATTCATATGACCTCCAGCACCACCTTCAGTTATTAAAGATTCTTTTATAGGAGCACCAAATACCGTTTTACTAAAATTATTAAAATCATAAACAAATTCTTTTCCTCTACTCTTGTCCAAAAACTTTTTTAATTTCTTTATTTTTTTGTCATGAGCTTTAGCCATTTTAGGAGTTTGGTATCCCTCAATCACTTCATCTATATCTTCAGATAATTGTTGTCCCCACCAATCTTTACTAAATATTGACTCTTGTACTCCAGTTAACATTTGCCAAATATTTTTAACAATTGCTTCTTTAGTACCTGGATATGATGCTGCAAATGTTTCATAATCCTTTTCTGTAATGGCCTTTCTTACTGTGCTAGCAGAAATAGGTGTTCCGTCTGCGTATGCTAATGGATCTACATCAATTTCGAGTGGATTAACATTGATACCAGCAGGCATTTTTCTGCCGCCTTTATCTCCAACTGTTTTGTATTTTTCCACGTTACTTCCAAAACTCATGGTACGAGCATAATCATCACCTTTTTTAGATGCCGCCATTGCATATGTTCCATTGTCTGTTTCTGGTAATGCAAATAAGTATTCATATGCAGCCATAATTGGAGAATTGTAATCAGTGGGTTGCATCGCAATTTTTGGATTGCTATTAATTAGATTGAAGATTTCTGCAGTATCTTGTCTGCTAACACCGTCTCGTTCTTTTGGTCCAATCAACATTATTACCCGTTCTACATTGGAAGATTGAGCATAACGATTTGCTAGTGCTAAATGGGCTCCGGTTAATGGTTTGAACCCGCCTGGAAAAAGTACTATAGTTTTATTCATTTTATATAAATATTCGTTAGTTGTTTTCTAGTGTTTTTATTCTATTTTCTAAATCTTGTATCTTTCCTACTAATGCAGCAATAATAGCTCTTTCATCAATATCCATTGGTACTAGTTTATCACTAACCAATTCTTTATTTCTATTTATTCCTTTATCATCATAATCAAAATCTTCTGCATAGGTCGAAAACTTAGGTGATACCGCAGCTGTTTCTTCTGCAATAAAACTCAGATATTGTTTGTTATCATTAGGATCTTTCATTTCAAAATATCTAGGCTGTAATGCTAAAATGTCATCGTAAATTTTTGAAGGTGGTGACGTAATATTTTTTTTATTTTTTTGCGTAGAAGTTTGATATGTTAATTCTCCACCGGTAGTGTTATATTTTAAATAATTTGTACCGGCTCCTGAATTCAAATGTGGCATAAATACTGGCATCTCCCCACCGGTGCGCCTAGGAGCCACTGTAAATCCTACAGTTGCAGCATCATTAGTATTTCCTAATAATGCACTGTTAACGATTTTAAAATGCCTGTCATCGGCGGTAGTATTATTATATACGCCCATAGACCAATTGTCATCACCTTGAAATTTCATATAACAATAACCGCTGTTAGTCGTATTTTGTAACAAAAGCATTGATGTAGTACTAGTAGAAGTAGTTGGTCTTGCTAGACTGGCATACCCGCCGTCAGTTAAATCAACTTGTAATGCCACCGTAGGGACATTTGATCCAGTTATGTGTATTTTATTTGCAAATGTCTTTACTGCATGACTATGATCATCAGAATCTAATATTATAGTATTGCCTTGTATTCTTGCAAATTGATAAGTTATACCTCCTGTTATACCAATGTTTGCCATTATTAATCTCCTATGATGTAGCTGCTGGATATGCGGCAGTGGTACTAGAATTTATTGTAGTATCGTCAAATCGCATTCCTTTTGTTTGTATTATAATATCTACATTATTAAATGTAATAGAACCTGTATTTGCAACTTCTATGTCTTTTATTATGAATCCTGCAGTAACGTCTAAAACACAATTCATCATAACAGTGCCACCTAATGAACCATCAAATACAATATTTTTTTGTGCATTTACCGAACCAGTAGGTTCAGAAGCTCCATTTAAATGTCGTAAAAATGATCCAGAATTATTGTCATCTATAGTAATAACTTTTTCTGCAAAGTTTCCTGCTGTTACAAATCCATTTGAATCTAAAGAAAAATTACTAGACGATATTTCTAAAGTTCCATTGCTACCACTTATAAATGATGAGCTAGGATTTCCAAAAAAGAACTTATCGGTTCTAACATCAATTTCACTATCGCTAGTAGAATATCGAAAATAACTAGAAGTATTTGCATATAACTCTAAACCAACACCACTATATGGACTGCCCTTTGAAGTTTGACCAGCAAGAGCACTACCACTCCAAAGCAAAAATCCGGGAAATCCAGAATCAAATCCTTGATATCCCAATGATCTAATAAATCCAGTACTGGTATCACCTGTTATTGCTACTCCACTATTTAGTGAATTTGCCACATATAAAGATCCAGTAAGCATTGAATAATCACCATCAACATATCTGTTACCACCTTCCCAATCTTTGTCATACACATATGTTACATGATTACTTGCAACACCATCAACATTATAATATTCTACCTTAAATGATATCTGATTATCTATTTTATGTGTTGTTTCTACAAATGTTTTAATTCTAGTATAATTAGGAGTATAACCAACATCATTATCTGTTGTTGTCTTTACATCCGATATTTGCCATTGACCAGATTCTACTACAAATATTAATGCACCATGGCCAGCATTGTCAGTTTCAAAATTAAACACAACATCATCAAATCTTTGCGAATCTGCAGTTACTCGTAGTTCTCCGATTCGTTTACCTAACGTTACAGGTAATTCTTGATTAAACAAATCAGTTGTATCAAAATCAAATGCACTACCTGACATATAAACACTGATAACTGGATCGTTATTATTGCTAACACTACTACGTGTGCCTAATGCATCAAATGTTACCTTATATGAACTAGTTGCAATAAATACTCCATTATATGCATTTTTTGTTTGAAATGTTAAAACACTGTTATTTGCTGATATATTGGTAGCACTATCTATTAATACAGCTCTATCTAACGATGCAGTCGTCCAAGTTAATGTTGGAGCGGTGCTTTCTATATTACCTTGATATGAATGACCTTCCCAATATGTGTCAATCGTGCTCTGTGTTACAAATGTTCCTATGCTAACGTCTGGTAATAAAGACGATGTGCTAGGCACAAATATTTCTGTTTCTTCTAATTCAACATCATTAATAAGATCCCATGTTCCTACAGTTCCTTTATTATTAGTATATATTTTTGTGCGGCTAATGTCACCAGTTGCTGGTTCTAAACCTTCTATTTGAATATATGCAAAGGATTGTGAATTTTCAGTTTCAACATATGTTGGAGTTGCTTCATATGATATAGAATATGCAGATGCATCAAATGAATTATATGTATGCGGAAAAATACTTTGGCTACTATACACTGTATATTCTTGATCTAACAATGCTGTAGTCGGAGTTAATATCTTTTTTATTGTTGATGTATACGCCGTTGTACTAATCGGATACGCTGGTGTAGGAGTTGGATTTGTTGGTGATGAAACTGTGAGTGTTCCATTTTGCATATCAGATTCTAATTCTCCACCGATTAATTCTATTGCTGGTTGATTATTCAGTGAAAAGAATCTTACGTGTCCGGTATTATATATTGGAAATTGTGTTGTTGCATATTGTCTATCTAACTGCACTCCAATTTGCTCTTTAACGATAACTGTTGGTAATTGGTCAAATATAATTTCAGAAACATTAGCAACCATTGGATTAACAGGCACTGTACGTGACCACCTGACATTGACTTTGTTTTGCCAATCAGGAGGTGTTGGATTATTTTCTATTGTAGCAGCATCTGCTACTAAAGTAATGGTACAATCACCAGGAGAGGTTTCTTCATAAATATAAATTGCAATAACACGACTTTTATCTTCATCGATATAGTCAACAACTTCAGAATATATAGGATCACCATTATAATCTAAAACTTCAAACCCTAATGCACCTCCTGTTCTTAAATTAGTTGGATGGCCTCGTAATTTAAATAAATTTTTACCGGCAGTTAATCTGGTTGGAAATTCTGATATTTGAAAGTATTCTGGAGATGTTAAAGATTTATCTTCATACAAAACCGGTATAAATTCTAAACCTTGATATACAGCTTCTTTACGTTCCATTGATAATTTACACTTTATATATAAATATCAAATGTGTAGAATCTGGCTATATCCGTCAGTTTTGTTTACTTCAATTAGATTGTCTACCATATCACGCATAGTATCAACGTGTGATATAATAATTGAAAAATCAAATTTAGTTCTAAAATAATCAAATAGATTTGCGACCGATGCAATATGTTCAGCATCTAAACTTCCCCAACCTTCATCGATTGCAATAAAATTAGGTCTAGGTAATGCAGACACATTAATAAGTGCAATTCTAATTGCTAAACTAGATATAAAACGCTCCATACCACTCGTTAATTCTAATGGCCAATAATTATCTTCATCATATATAATATAACCGTTAATATTTTTACCATCAGTATTCATAACCATATTAAAATCAACTACTTGATTTAAAACATTATTTATTTCAGTTTCAATTTTTGGTATTGCTTTAGATATTAAGTCATATGGAATACCATCACGTTTTACGGATTTCAAATAGTATTCATATGCTTTATATTCAATTTCTAATTGTCGGTATATTTCCAATTGTTCTAATGCAGTTTTTCTTTTTGTTTTAGCTACCTCAATTTCCCCATGATTCGTTTTTATCTGATCTTGTAATTTTTTAATCTTTTTTGTTACATTGTCAATTTCAGACTTACATGTAGTAATTTTATTATCTATTTCAATATTATGTTGTATAGCAGACTCATTACGTTTAAATAGCTCTTGTCGTTCTATATTATTTTCTAATTCTGATTCTTTTGTTTGAAGATCATTTTCGTGAATTTGAAGTTGTAGTTCATGTAGTTCTATTTTATTTTTATATAACTCAATATTGTCAATTGAATTATTATAATTTGTAAGATCAGTTTTAGCTACAGTTAACTTGTCTATTATTGTATTTTTTGCATCAATATTATTCTGAATATTATTTAATATTTCTCTATCTTGATTAATCTCGTCCTTTGCTTGTATTGCGTCTTGCACAAAAACGTTAGAGACACAGTATTTACAATCTGGATCATATTCGTGTGTTTCGAGATGTTCAATTTTTGTTTGCTTATCATTTACAATCCTTTGTTGTTTTTTCAGATCATCCTGTAAATCATCTAGTTGGAATTCAGTGTCTGTTAATTGCTGAACTTTATCTTTTAAGTCTTGTACATTATAATTTTGTGTTTTAACTGTTTCAGATATATTATCAATTTTGTCTTGATATTTTGTTATTATTTGTTCAGTTTCGTCAATTGTTGTTTGTAATGTTTCTATTTTATCTATTAAATCAGTTTCTGTTTCTTGTAATATACTAATATCATCACCTTCATAACTAGTAGGTTGTTTAGTTTCTATTAATTGCAATATATCTTCTTGCAGTTTATTTCTTAAATCCTGATTTGTTGATTCTTTTTTATTTATATCTTTTATTAGTTTACTATTATCTTTAATAACAATGTCGGCTGATGTAATAGTTTCAGCAAAATCTGTTTTCTTGAATGCTTTTAATCTACCAGACGTTTCTTTAATTTCATCAGTAGCTAAATGATATAATTGTTCAAATACTGTTATATCTAAAAACTGTGATAATAGATCTTTTCTTTCTCGTTGTGATTTTTCTATAAAGTTATTATTATCTGCTTGTAAAGAAAATGCAGTTAATATAAAATCATTATATGTTCCTAGATAACGGCGAATACTTTTATTAGTATCACTACGCTCATCACCATTTAAGTTTTCAGTTTCAGTATAAAAATTAACATCTACCTTAACATGATTATCTTTCTTTTTATTACCAACACGTTCAATAGTATATAACACATCATTCATTTTAAATTTAAAAATACCTTTAAATGAACTTTGTTTATTATTTAATACTTCATGTGCTTTACTAGTTTTACTACATTTATCAAATATAGTATATGTTATTGCGTCTAATAAAGATGATTTACCACTAGTATTTGATGCAAATAAACCACAGACATCACTCATTTTATTAAAATCAACTCGATTACCTTCTCCATATGAAAACATGTTTTCGAATTCAAATGAAACCGGATGCCATGTTATATGCCTTACAGATTCTACTGCAGGTAATTTTGAATTAATGGATCTGTTAATATGTCGTATTGCGTCTAACTCATCTGGTGTTGCCGTTGGAAATTTAACGTTAATAAAATCAGTTAATAATGTATTTTGATACTCAACATCTCGAACATTGCCAATTGTAATTGAATTTGCATTTGTTTCGTGTTTTGCTGCAATGGTTCTTTGTATTGTTATGTCTTGTACATTATATTTTTTACGTATTGTTGTAACTAGTTTTTTCATATCAGACGCACTAGTTTCGTTAAACTTGATTCTAATACGAGGTTTATTGGGCATACGGTGTGGCGACTTAATTATATTAGGTCCATCGGTTTCTATGGTAACATATCCATAGTCATTATGTATTTCTACAAAATCAGCCTTTTGTGTTTTAACGTCCCAAATTAATATTCCATGATCTAATGCTTCTCCATGATTTTGTTGTATCAATGATCCAGGATATGCAATAGTGTCTGTTAAGAATTGAGCTGGCTTATGTATATCTCCTAACAATGTCATGTCGTGACCATTAAATAATTCAGTAGTTACATGTTCATTTGATATTTCATAACCAATGTCAGTTTTTGCATTATGAACGGCACCATGATGTAATGCAATCTTTATGTTGTCAGTTTTAATGTCGTTACCATTAATATATTGTGCTGGTTCTACATCTACCGCCATATGATTCCATGTTATGCCGGCAAAATCAAATACACCATTATCTTTAATAAAAACAATATTATCATTTTTTATCATATCCAATACCGGCGACAATGCATCTTCACGATATAGATTGTTTAAGTTCATGTCATGGTTACCTAAAATTACAATTGTAGGAATATTAAATCCACGAAAGAAGTCAGTAAGCATTCGTATCAACTCAGGCGACATATCCAGTTTACTATGCACAATATCCCCAGTAACCACTGCAATACTATTTTCTGTTTTAGTTTGATTGATATGATTAAACATGTTTTCAAAAACGTGTCTATATTCACGATGTCTTTTTAATGTACGAATATGAACATCAGAAATATGATAAATTTTATCAGCATTCTGTATTTTACTTGGTATTTTTGTTATTTCCATAATAATCCCATTTGGAGTTGCATTAGTTTTTCAAATGTCATGACTCCGGTATTTTCAATAATTTCAGTGATGCGTTGGAATCCTAAATCCGATGCATCTTGTTCTTTCAGTTCTATAAAGTATACATTTAATCCTTCGCCCATAAATTTTTCTGCGATTGATAATGCATTTCGAATTGCGTCTTCATCTAAACATATGTAAATGTCTTTGACACGTTTTTCAATAATTTTCTTTTGCAAATTTGGTTGAATTATTTTACCAAATAATGGTATTGCGTTTCTTTTGATTGCAATTGCATCAAATGATCCTTCGCATAATACAATTGGCTCTTCCCAATTAATAGTTAAATCAAATCCAATAATGTCTTTTGATATTTTAGGATTTTTATGTTTGTATTTATCTGCTTCATAATAAGCTCTACTTACAAAATAATTTAATTGACCTGTACAGTCATAACTAGGAATAATAATTTTGCCGCTGTATTCTCCAGATTCACAATATCCAATTCTATATTTTAATATATCAAATATTGTTACTCCTCGTTTTTTAAGATATGACATTGCATTTCTAAAATCTGGAGTTTTCTTTGGTTTCCATAATGGTCTATAATCTTCTGGCAATGCAATTACCTCAATAACTTTCTCTTCTGTATCAAAATTCTTGTATTTTGCTGATTGAATTATTTTAGATAATTGTTCGAAATATTGTTTACCCAAGTTCATTTGTTTGAATAAACTATTGATACTTCTTCCCTTTTTATCAGATATCCAACAATGCCAAGCATTTTGACCGTCACTCGTTGTGTTGATGTCTATTTCTAATTTAGGTTTATAATGTGAAGTAAATGGAGAGAAGAATGCAACGTTATTACCTGATGTTGATTTACCTTTTCCTAGTACTGATTCTAGTAACTGTAATAACTTGAGATTTTGCATATAATATATAATAGAAAATTACTGTAATATATCCAATTAATCCAATTAATTATTATTATATATATTATATATTAATATTGGTTAGACACATACACTCCATTTCTGGTCTAACGATCGATCCAAGACTGAATCAATCATTTTAAATAATTAACATCATTTTAATGAATATATTATTTTTTTTTCACAAATCAAACCTTATTCGAAAAAACGTTTCGGATCTTGTGCTTCTTCACCTGGTTTCAAGCATTCTTGCATCCATTCTACTGGTATTTCTTTTTTTGCTACGTTGGGAATACCTAGCTTGATTGCATATGCTTCATATGTTGTTTTACTGGCTTTAGATATCTTTTGATTGGGATTTTGAAACACCATTCTTATATCAATATCTGGATTTGACTTTAATACATGTTTCATTTTTTTGCGATCAACTGCAGTCCATCGACCTTTTGTTTCAATGTACATTAATGTTCCATCACGTTTCGTAAACACAAAATCTGGAGTATATTTATGTTTTGATTCGGGTACTATATAATGAAGTGTTTCAGTTTCGTAACAAACTTCATATGCGTTAGATTTTATTTGTTCTGCTACAGTTAATTCTAATCCTGATTTATAACCGTATTTATAAGCTGCTTGTCGTTTTTTACTTCCAGCAGTATGCCAATGATTTCGTTTCAT